AAGGTTGGTAGCGTTGTGATTAGTGCTGGCCTCAGCGTGGAGGATATTTGATGGCTAAAGCGATTGCTGGCTCTGGTGGCGGCCGCAAACGGAAAAGCAACCCAAAACCGATTGTTCCTGTACAGCAAACAGTTGTTGTTCAGCAACCTGCAATTGCAGCGCCTTCAGATGATCCAAACTCGTTGTTTAGCAAGTCAAGCATCCGACTTGTTGATCTAATTAGCGAGGGTGAGATTGAGGGGTTTGTTGATGCAGATAACACTAAATCATTTTTTCTTGATGGTACGCCACTTAGAAACGCTGACGATACAGATAATTTTGTTTTTGATGGATTTACTTTTAGGGCTGGCACGCAGACGCAGGATTACATTCCGGGTTTCCCAGCATCAGAATCAGTTACAAGCGTCAACACTGCGGTAGGCGATGCTGTAAACGATTCAGTTGTTAGAACTGCAACAGGAACAAACACTGACCGTTTAATTGTCAGGATTTTAATTCCGCAGCTGTTCAGAATAGGCAATGGCCTCAAGGCCACAACGCTTAGTTATGACATACAAATTCAGCCGAGTGGCGGCAGTTACACATCAGCTGGCCCTTTTACAGTTAATGGCAAATGCACCAGTGCTTACGAGCGTTCGCATGAAATTACGCTGACAGGTTCAGCGCCTTGGAATATCAAGGTTATTAGAACGTCAGGCGTGCATGACGGCTCAACAAATTTTAGACAGCTTACATTTGCCGGATTTACTGAAATTGTTGATGGCAAATTGCGCTATCCGCTTTCTGCCTTGGTTGCTTTGCGATTTGAGGCAACTCAATTTCAAGAGGTGCCAACTCGCGCTTATGACGTTAAGGGCATCAAAGTTCAAATCCCAAGCAATGCAACGGTCAACAGCGCAGATGGCAGCCTCACCTATTCCGGTGTGTGGGACGGCCAATTCCAGACGGCTTGGTGTGCTGACCCGGCTTGGATCTTGAGAGATCTAATTACGGCCAACCGTTACGGCTTGGGCAACTTTGTCACTGCTGCTGAGGTTGATAAATGGTCACTGTATGAAATTTCAAAATATACCAACGAACAGGTCAATGACGGCCAAGGCTCAACAGAGCCAAGGTTTCTCTGCAACGTCTATATGCAGACGCAAGATGAGGCGTTCAACGTCATCCAAGATTTTGCGTCTATTTTTCGTGGAATGGCTTACTGGTCATCCGGTCAAGTTGCATTTTCAGCAGATCGGCCAAGTGATCCTGTTGCTTTGTTCAACAACGCCAATGTTGTTAATGGTGATTTCACCTACGAGGGCAGCTCACTAAAGGCAAGGCACACGGTTGCTCTAGTGACTTGGAACGATCCAGAGAGTGATTTTGAGCAAAAGGTTGAATATGTATCAGATGAGAATGCAATCGCAAAATTTGGGATTATAGAAACGCGGATTGCTGCTTTTGGTTGCTCTAGCAGGGGGCAAGCAAACAGGGCGGGGCGTTGGCTGCTTTATCAAGAGCAGAACGAAAACAGCACAGTCACCTTCAAAGTTGGCCTAGACGGCGCTGTAGTGCGGCCGGGGCAGATCATCAAAGTCATGGACTCTATGCGAGCTGGAGCCCGTAAGGCCGGCAGGGTGGCGTCCTATAGCGGCACGACGCTAACGATTGATCAGAGCATCGGTACGGCGCCTGGAGACACAATCAGCGTTGTTTTGCCTGATGGCAGTGTTGAGCAACGCACGATCGCAAGTGCTGATTTTGACAACAAGCAAATCACTGTCAGCTCAGGCTTTAGCCAAACACCGGCAGCCGAGACGATTTACATGATAGAAACAACCACCCTTGAGGCTCAGCTTTTTAGGGTTCTAAGCGTTGTTGAGGACGGCGAACTTTTTACAATTACTGGCCTTGAGCACCAGCCTTCTAAATATGACTTTGTTGAGGATGGCTTAGTGCTACAGCCTCGAATTATCTCGACGCTCAACGCTACGCCTGAATCGCCTACAGGCATCAGCATTGACGAGCGTTTAGTAGAAGCCAGTAACAGGGTCACAACGGAAATTGAGATCAGTTGGGTGAACGTGCAATTTGCCAGCGCTTATCAGGTTTCATTCAAAACAGAAGGCAGCGCGAGTTATCAAACTGTTGGCGATACGCCTTACAACAACATCACATTGCTGACTGATGAGGTTGGGCAATTTACTTTTCGAGTTGTGGCCATGTCGGCCATCGGTAAACGGTCTGCGCCAACTGATTTTGTTTCCAACATTGCAGGCAACACAGCAGCGCCGTTAGATGTGCAGGGGTTCAGCATGATTCCTGTAAATGGTCAAGCGCGGCTTACTTGGTCTCAATCCACTGATTTAGATGTAAGGGTTGGCGGTTATGTATTGCTTCGCCATACGCCAGACCTGTCGGACGCTTTGTGGCAAAACAGCACAAGCATTTCAGAGGAAATTGCAGGCGCAGCAACTGAAGCATACGCCGACCTAAAAGAGGGCACTTATCTTGCCAAGTTTGTTGATTCTGGCGGCCGGCAAAGCATCAACGCAGCCTTAATTGAATTTACAAAACCAGATCTTGGCAATGTTGTAAATGTCAACACGCAAACAGAGCATCCTACCTTTGCAGGCACAAAAACAAATCTTGTCGTCGATACTGACCTAAACGAGCTGCAGTTGGCCGGAGACGGAGGGGAAACGCCATCAGTTGGATCGTTCCTTTTAGAGGATGATTTTTCTTTATTGCTACTTGAGGATGGTGACAAAATTATCTTGCAAGGCAATCCCAGCCTCTACACAAGTGGGACTTATTTGTTTAACAACAACCCGATTACTTTTAGCGATGTTTTCAGTGTTAGCCTTGAAAGCAAAATCAAAGTTCGTGGGTTTTTCCCATACTCGCAGTTTATTGACGACATTGCAGACTTTGACGCAATCACAAGTTTTGATGGTGCTGTTCCGCTAGACAGCAATGCAGAGCTTTACATTAGGACAACACAAGACGATCCAGCAGGCTCCCCGACTTATACAAGCTGGCGCAAATACAACAACGCAGAGTTTCGCGCTAGGGCTTACGAGCTTAAGGCTGAAATAACGACTCAAAACAACGCAACACAATTGGCAGTGCAACAGCTTGAGGTCACGTCAAACCTACCGTTGCGAACAATTACAGACAGCGTGACCACTTCGGCTAGCGCTGATGTTTCTGTGACTTATGCCAACAAGTTTTTTGCTGCACCGGCTGTCGGCATCCAATTCACCACGCAAGCAACTGGTGATTATTACGTCATTAGCAACAGCTCGGCTACCGGGTTTGACGTTTCGGTTTACAATGCCAGTAACACTAGGATCGCCAAAGCGGTGACCTGGACCGCCACCGGACACGGGAAAGGCTAATGGCACAGGCTGACGGAGTAATTCAGAACGACACAGGCGCAAATGTACGCGCTGATCTAAACAACAACATTGCTGCTGCTTTTACGAACCACAGCGGGGCCAGCGCCCCAAGCACGACCTACGCTTATCAGTTTTATGCGGATACAGCCAACAATGAGCTGAAGATTCGTAACGGCGCAAACAACGGATACATCACGATTGGAGATTTAACAAGCACAAACCTTGGCTTGATGCCGACTAGCGGCGGCACATTTACCAGCAGTGTTCAATTCCCATCTGGCAGCGTATCAACCCCCAGCATCACGTTTAGCAGCGACACAGACACCGGCCTGCTTCGCTCTGCAGCCAACACTTTGCAATTCACGCTTGGCGGCACTGCGCCTTTTACCTTTACCAACACAGCGTTTGCGACGACTGTCCCCATCACGTTTGCTGATGGCACGGCAGCGGCGCCGTCGATCACAAACACGGGCGACACAAATTGTGGGTTGTTTTTCCCGTCTGCAGACAAGGTTGGCGTTTCAGCCGGTGGCACTCATCAATACAGCTTTGACGCAACATCTATTGATGTATTGCTGCAAAATGAGGTTCGTTTTCATGACGCGGACAATAGCAATTACGCATCAGTCAAAGCCCCAGCCACGCTAGGCGCTAACTACACGCTGACGCTGCCAGGTAATGACGGTGACTCAGGGCAATATCTGCGAACGGATGGCTCTGGCGTGCTCAGCTGGGAAAGCGTTTCAACGCCTGCAGCGGTGCCAGCCGGTTCTGTTTTTGCGATGGCAACCTCTACGGCGCCTAGCGGATATTTGGAGTGTGACGGCTCTGCGGTTTCGCGTTCTACTTATTCAGCCTTGTTTGCCGTCACAGGCACGACCTTTGGCAGCGGCGACGGTTCTACCACGTTTAACTTGCCTGATCTTAGGGGTGAGTTTGTCAGGGGCTGGGATAACGGGCGCGGCGTTGATTCAGGCCGCAACATCGGCACCTCACAAGCTGATGCAACTGCGAAAAATGGCCTAAGCCTCACCGATCCTGGGCATGAACACAATCTGAAAGCCACCCAATTCGGAGGTGCAAGTTTAGGACATTTAGAGTCGAACGCTGTTGAGGGCCAAAGCACTGGCCTACTTACTGCGGCTGCAGAAACAACAACAGAAACCACCGGCATCACCCTTAGCGGTGACAGCGAGACTCGGCCCCGTAACGTAGCTATGATGTACGTTATCAAGACCTGAAAACAATGGCTGACCGTAAGATCACAGATATGTCTGCATTGGCTGCAGGCGCTCAGGCTACAGATGATGTCATTGCGGTTGTTGATGTCAGTGAAGCTGCGGCGGCTGATAAGAATAAAAAGATGACAATGGAAGCCCTATTTCAGGGTATTCCTTCAAACGTCGGCATCGGGACGGCGAGCCCTTCGTCTGAACTGCAGGTTTCGAGCGGCGCTGGAACTCAAATTTCTATTGAAAGTACGGCGGATAATTCTGCTGCTAGAAGTAGTATCTTACTTTATTCTTTCAGTGACGGAGCGGGGGCTGCTATCCAGGCAACCCGCGTTACTTCTGCAACTGCAGCCGATGTGTTTCTCAGTTTTAGAACTGGTGGCTCTACAAATGCTCAAGAGCGCTTTCGCATCGACTCCAGCGGCAACGTGGGTATTGGTACGACGAATCCTACCAAGCCCCTAGATGTTAACGGTGATGCATCAATCAACGGCCTGACTGTTGGACGTGGTGCGGCTAATGCTTTATCCAACACCGCTGTTGGCAGTAACGCTCTCAACTCCAACATCAGTGGCTTCAGCAACACCGCCGTTGGTCAAAGCGCTCTCAACAGCAACACCACAGGTGCATCCAACACCGCCGTTGGCCGTAGCGCTCTCATCAGCAACACCGAAGGAACCGAAAACACTGCCCTTGGCCGATATGCTGTTTTCAACAACACCACAGGTGCATTTAACACCGCCGTTGGCCGTAGCGCTCTCATCAGCAACACCACAGGAAGCTATAACACCGCCATTGGTCGAAATGCTGGTCAATTCATCGAAGGTTCCAACAACACCATTCTTGGTGCCTATACGGGAACCTCAGCAGATGCAACATTAAGCGATACCGTCATCATCTCTGCTGGTACGACGGAGCGGGTGAGGATTGATAACTCAGGTCGCACAAACTTTCTAAGTGCAGATTTAGGAATTGAAATTCACACCGCTGCAGGGGCTGGAACAACTACTGCCTTAATTGACGGCAGGTATAGCGCATCTGCAAACACAACGGGATCCGGTACAAGGTCTTTTATAGTATTTACAAACGGCAACGTCCAAAACACAAACAACAGCTATGGAGCCATCTCCGACATCAAGCTGAAGGAGAACATTGTTGACGCCAACTCCCAATGGGATGACCTGAAGGCGCTCCAAGTTCGCAACTACAACTTCAAGGAAGGACAGACCCACACCCAAATCGGTCTTGTCGCCCAAGAAGTCGAACTCGTTTCACCTGGGCTCGTTTCCGAATCCCCCGACCGCGACGAAGACGGCAACGACCTTGGCACCGTCACCAAGAGCGTCAACTACTCCGTGCTTTATATGAAGGCTGTAAAAGCACTTCAAGAAGCAATGGAGCGCATCGAAACCCTTGAAGCAAAAGTGGCAGCGCTTGAGGCCGGCTAACCGTAGCTTTGCTGTTTTGCTTTTTACTACTAAACTCAGGGCACGTTTTTTCTGATCATGGCTACCACCTACACTTGGAATATTGCCCAGCTTGATCGCGAGACTGCAGATGGTTACGTCTATGCAGCTCACTACACCGTTGGCGCGGGTGACGGCACCTACAGCGCTGGGGCCTATGGCAGTGTTGGCTTTGAGCGGCCTGAAACCCTCATTCCTTTCGCTGATCTCACGAAAGATCAAGTGATTGAGTGGGTAAAGGAAAAGCTCGGCGGTGCTGAAAAAGTTGCTGAGATTGAAGCAGCTTTGCAAGCGCAACTTGATGAGCAGGCTGCACCCACTAAGGCTCAAGGCATGCCGTGGCAGTAAAAGCCAAAGTTGGAATATCGGGGCGGCTGCACAAGGAAGGGCCGCCTAAAATGACGCGCCAAGGAAACGGCAAACGCAGCAAACCAAGGCACAACAAAAAGTTGCGTCGCGGGCAGGGGCGGTAAACTTCTATTAGATGCCTTGGGGATCGTGGTTGAAATCTACGCTGCGATCCTTGGGGCAACGATTGGTATCGCTGG